CTGCGTAGTTTTACCTGAACTGCGACGTGTGGTATCATTGAAAGGGCGGCTGAAGTGTACGAGAGGAATACTTACCTAAGGTTTCTGTAATGTTGTATATTGATAACGGTTGCGTCTTGTCCCCATCTATTATTTTTTTGTTTTTTAATGATACGGCGACCACCGAGACCTACACTCTTTCCCTACACGACGCTATACATATATCGTTGAAGGTGGCATTGGAAAATGCGTTGCCTTCTCAGCGCTGTTACCAGAGTTGAGAAAAAAATCAGAGGTGCAAATATATACTCCGTATATAGATTGCTTTGCAAATAACCCAAATGTAAAGATGGCTTACGAGTCTACAATACCTTTACAAGATCCAAGGATCATGGCATCAGATAATATATATTATTGTGAACCTTACAAATCTAATTTTCAGTTTGGTAAACAACATATTATCGAAAGCTATTGTGAACATCATGGTGTTAAATACAATTCATCTATGAGACCTAAATTATACACAGATCATCACAAAGAGTCTGTTGATAAATGGTTAAAAGACAATGAGATAGGTAAATACATTATGATTCAATTTAGTGGTGGCCAACCTAAATGGAATTATGGAGACAATGTTCAATATCAAAACATAAATCCAAATAGAAACTATCAACCATTCTTAGCTCAACAAGTAGTTAATATGTTGTTGGAAGAATATAAAGATACAACTATTATAAACTGTGTCTTACCTAATGAACCACATTATCGAGGAACAATTAGATGTGATTTACATTTTTCACAAATCCATGAAATGTTAAAAGGTGCGGAAGGATTTGTTAGTATAGATAGTTGCCTACAACATTTCTCAGCATCCGCTGAAAAACATGGTGTAGTTATTTGGGGGTCAACTCGTTGGACCCAGTTTGGTTATTCTCACAATAAAAACCTGCATTTTCATATGGGTAAAAAGTGGGATGAGTCTAAATTTATTGATAGCGATCCAAGAAATAATATGGTAGATTGCAAAATAATCGTTGATCAATACAAAAAACTTGATAGAAGTAAAACCGTTGCATGTGCAACACAATAGGAGAAACATATGTCTGATACAAGAACAGCTGAAGAACTAGCTCAAGACTATACAGCAATGGGTCACTCTGTAGATTTAATCAATGGAATTATTGATGGATCAAGAATGACTGGCGAAGATCAATCAGAAAAAAATGATTGTGTAAATAGAAATGTTGAACACTTAGAACTAATGGTTGCAAAATCTGATTGGGGAAGTGAAGACATGACTGCTGCTAATAGTGCTATTACTGCTGGTAAAAGTTACGTAGCGTAGACAGGAGCCTAAACAATGGCTTTTGGTATAAACGCTTTTGCACAAAGTGCATTCTCATCGCTAGTTAATAACGATAGTCAAGCGTTTGTAACTGGTATTGCTCTTGCTATGCAAGAGGGTACAGGTACAGTTACTGCTGATGCTAATGTAAATGTCACTGGTATACTTCTTTCTATGCAAGAAGGTGACGCAACAGTCACTGGAAATGCTATAGTTAATGTAACTGGAATTAGTTTTGCAGCAACATTAGGAACACCAAATGTTGTTATATGGACACAAGTTCCAACTGGACCTATTCAAACATTTACACAAGTAAATACAGGTTCTGTGCAAACTTATACTGAAGTTAATACAGGAACTGCTCCTGCCGCAGGTTATAATCCAGTATCATAATAAATTGACACTGCTAAACAAATTTAATATCATACAAAAGTTTAAGGAATTTAAAATATGGCTAATACCACATCAACAAGTTTAAAGCTTACAGTTCAAGCAACAGGTGATAACTCTGGAACATGGGGCCAAATTACTAATACTAATCTACTTGTTTTAGAACAAGCAATTGGTGGTTATGAAGCAATTGGAATTACTTCGGGTGCAACTTTAACGTTTTCCAATGGTGTTATATCAAATGGTAAAAATCAAGTTTTAAAATTAACAGGAACTATAACAGCAAATAGAACTGTTACTATTCCAGATTCAATAGAAAAAACATACATTGTAGATAATGCAACAACTGGTGCATACACAGTAACTTTTAAAACAAGTTCAGGAACAGGGGTTACCTGGTCTGCTACAGATAAAAGCACTAAAATAATTTATTCAGATGGAACTAATGTAGTTGATACAGCTTTTGTATCTAATGCTATTACAGAAGTTTTAGAGGATACTAGTCCACAATTAGGTGGAGATTTAGATACCAATTCATTTAATATTAAAATTGATGATGATCATGGCATATATGATGATGATAATAATGAACAAATAGTATTTCAAAAAACAGCATCAGCTGTTAATAATCTTGAAGTAACTAACCAAGCAACAGGTTCAGGTCCTTCTCTTAATGCAGTTGGTGGTGATACAAATGTTGATTTAAATATTTCTCCAAAAGGTATTGGAAGAGTTGTTTTAGGTGCAGCTAAAATAGAACAAACTGCAGAAAAAGTTACAAATGCTGCAACAGCATTTACAGGTACAATTAACTTTGATGTTATTACACAATCTATTTTTAATGCTACTTCTAATGCTTCTGCAAACTGGACATTAAATGTTAGAGGTGATGGTTCAAATAGTTTAAATAATATTATGGATACAGGAGAATCATTAACTATTGTAACTCTTGTACCGCAAGGATCAACAGCATATTATAATTCAGCTTTTCAAATTGATGGATCAAGTGTTACTCCTAAATGGCAAGATGGAGCAACTCCATCAGCAGGAAACGCTTCTTCAACAGACATATACAGTTACACAATAATTAAAACTGCAAATGCTACATTTACAGTTATTGCAGCACAAACAAAGTTCGCATAATAGGAGAATTTTAGATGCCTTTAATTGGAAGTAAAGCAGTCAAAATGCCGGGAGGCATTGGAGGCGGCAGCAATAAAAAATTTACATCAGCTACAGGTGGAACAATTACAACTGTAGGCGATTACAAAATTCACACTTTTACATCACCAGGAACTTTTACAGTTACACAAGCAGGTAACGCACCAACAAATCCTGTAGGTGGTCCAGCAACAGTAGACTATTTAGTAGTAGCTGGTGGTGGAGGTGGAGCATTTAAAGGTGGTGGAGGTGGAGCAGGAGGTTTTAGAGAATCCGTTCCTAGCCCTGCTGCATGGACAGGAAGTCCTTTAGCTAATCCAGGTGGTGGTTTGACCGTAACTGCTCAAGGTTATCCAGTAACTGTTGGATCGGGAGGAGCAGGAGGCGTTCAACCTGGACCACAACCTCCAGGAGCTAACGGATCAGACTCAGTTTTTTCAACTATAACATCTACAGGTGGTGGTGGAGGTGGAGCTTTACTTAATAATAATGCAAATGGTAACCCAGGAGGTTCTGGTGGTGGTGCAAAAAAAGTAGCTAATCCTTCAGGAGCTAGTGCAGGTTCAGGAAATACTCCTCCTGTAAGTCCTCCTCAAGGAAATCCAGGTGGTCCAGTAGGTAGTAACCCAAGTGTAAATACACAATCAAGTGGAGGTGGAGCAGGAGCTTCAGGTGGATCAGGAAATAGTGCTGGTGGTGCTGGTGTAGGAACTGCATTTAATCCAAGTCCTTCTGTTGGAACACCGGGACCAGATGGTGCTTTAAGATATTTTGGTGGTGGAGGTGGTTCAGCAATAACAACTAATCCATCAAGTTATGTCGGTCCAGCCGCAGTTGGAGGAGGTGGAGCTGCCAAATCAAATGGAGGAAATCCTGGAACAGCTAACACTGGAGGGGGTGGAGGTGGAACTGCTGGTAATCCTGGAAATGCGGGAGCTGGTGGTTCTGGTATAGTTATGATAAGGTATAAGTATCAGTAAAAAATTTATGCAAAAGAAAGAGTTAGAAAGATATTTAAGTTATGAATTTAAGTAATTACTATTGGTATTTTACATCTGTAATACCGCCTAGAATTTGTGACGATATTATAAAACACGGTTTGTCAAAAGCAGACACCATGGCTAGAACAGGTGGTTATGGTGATAAAAAATTAACTAAAGATGAAATTAAAGATTTAAAAAGAAAAAGAAACTCTGATTTAGTTTGGTTAAATGATACTTGGATATATAAAGAATTACATCCATATGTTCACGAAGCAAATATAAATGCTGGTTGGAATTTTGAATGGGATAGAAGTGAATCTTGTCAATTTACAAAATATAAACTAAACCAATACTATGATTGGCATTGTGATTGTTGGGATAAACCTTATCAAAACCCTGGACCTGATTTTGGTAGAGTAAGAAAACTATCTATGACCTGTCAACTAACTGATGGATCAGAATATCAAGGTGGAGAACTAGAGTTTGATTTTAGAAATTACGATCCTCATTTAAGAAATAAAAAAACACATATAATACAAGCAAAAGAAATATTGCCTAAAGGAAGTATTGTTGTATTTCCTTCATTTGTATGGCATAGAGTTAAACCAGTAACGAAAGGAACAAGATATTCATTGGTAATGTGGAACCTTGGATATCCATTTAAATAGTATGTTTAAAAAAAATAAATATGTAGTTATTAAACAAGCGATTGATAAAGATTTAGCATTATTTCTTTACAATTATTTTTTAATGAAGAAACAAGTTTTTGATACAAGTATTGAAACTAAATACATTTCTCCTTATGAAACTTTTTTAGGTCTTTATGAAAATGAAAATCAACAGATACCAAACACTTATAGTAGTTATTCTGATATAGCTATGGAAACTTTAATGTTGAAATGTCAACCAATTATGGAAAAGACAACAGGTTTAAAGTTATATCCATCTTACACATATGCAAGAATTTATAAAAAANNTGATGATTGGCCAATATATCTTGAGCCTTCTGGAGAAGTTGGTAAGAAAGGTATTAAGGTAAATCTAAAACCAGGAGATATGTTAGTGTATTCTGGTTGTGAATTAGAGCATTGGAGAAATAAATTTAAAGGCAAAGACTGTGCACAAGTATTTTTGCACTACAACAATCGTAAAACACCAGGAGCCAAAGACAATATGTTTGACAGACGGCCCCATTTAGGACTTCCAAGTTGGTTTAAAAAGTAGTATATTTGCCCTTGTTTCTTTTATAATACGGATAAAATATGTTACAAAAACTTAATTTTAAACCAGGATTTAACAAACAAGTTACAGAATCAGGAGCTGAATCTCAATGGACTGATGGTAACTATGTTAGATTTAGATATGGTTTACCAGAAAAAATAGGTGGTTGGTCACAACTTACATCAAGTACTTTACCTGGAGCAGCTAGAGCACAACATGCTTTTACTAGTTTAGCAGGAGAAAAGTATACAGCTATAGGAACTAATAAAGGTTTGTTTTTATACTATGGTGGAGATTTTTTTGACATTACTCCTTTAGATACAGCTATTACAGGTGCAACTTTTACAGTAACATCTGGTTCAGCTACCGTTACAGTAAATAAAACAAGTCATGGATTAATAAATGGAGAGTATATAACTTTTACAAGTGTAACTATTCCAACAAACTCTGGTTATTCAACAGCAGATTTTACAGATAATACTTTTGAAGTTTTAAATTCTCAGTCAGGCACCTTTCAAATTACAATGCCTTCTAATTCTGCAGGTGCTAGTAGTGCAACAGGTGCTGCTACAATAAATCCTTATGTAACTATTGGTCCAGCAGTTCAAACACCTGGTTATGGTTGGGGTACATCTACATGGGGAGCAAGCACATGGAATACACCTAGATCAACTAGTAATGTAATTTTAGATCCGGGCCAATGGTCTTTAGATAATTTTGGTGAAGTCCTTATTGCAACTATTCATAATGGTAAAACATTTACTTGGAATGCAGGAGCAACTAGTGCAAGAACAGTTAGAGCTTCTACATCAACATCTGGTTTTTCTACATCAGCAAATCCAACAGCGTCTAGATTTACATTAGTATCGGATAGAGATCGACATGTATTTCATTTTGGAACAGAAACTACTGTTGGAAACACATCAACTCAAGATCCAATGTTTATTAGGTTTTCGGATCAAGAAAATTTAAATGACTATACTCCAACAGCAACAAATACATCTGGTACTTTTAGATTAGATACTGGTAATGAAATTAGAGGAGCAGTACAAGGTAAAGACTATACTCTTGTTTTAACTGATAGTGCTGCATACATAATTCAATTTATTGGAGCACCTTTTACATTCAGTGTAAGACAAGTCGGAACTAACTGTGGTTTGATTGGTCAAAATGCTTTGAGTTATTCTAATGGTAGAATTTTTTGGATGTCAGGAGAAGGTGGTTTCTTTGTTTACGATGGAACCGTTAAAATGTTACCATGTCTTGTTGAAGATTTTGTATTTACAACAGGAGGAGATAATTTAGGTATTAATTATAGTACAGCAGGTATAACTTATGCAGAACATAATAGTCTATATAATGAGATAAATTGGTTTTATCCAAAAGCTACTTCAACACAGATAGATAGATGTGTTACATTTAATTATGGTGAAAATTGTTGGACTACTAGTTCTTTAGCTAGATCTAGTTATCTTGATCAAGGTGTATTTGATTTACCTTATGCAACTGAATACAGTACAACTGCAACTCCAGTATTTCCTATTCAAGGCATTACAAACTTACCCGGTGCTTCTTTATATTATGAACATGAAAAAGGAACAGATCAAATAAACACTACAGGAACAACTTCTATAGATGCATTTATTAGATCAGGAGATTTTGATATTACTGCAGGAGTAAGTAGAGCGGGTAAAACAACAGGAGCTGTTAATTATAAAGGAGATGGCGAGTTCTTTATGTCTGTTAGAAGATTTATACCCGACTATCAATTAATTACTGGTAACTCTAAAGTTACATTGTTTATAAATGATTACCCAAACAACACAGCTACCAGCTCACCACTTGGTCCCTTTACAGTAACTTCATCTACTGATAAAATAGATACACGTGCAAGAGGTCGACTAGTTTCTCTTAAAATAGAAAATGATAGCACTGGTGAAACTTGGCGTTATGGTACATTTAGACTAGACGCACAACCCGATGGACGTAGATAATGGCAAAGATAAGTGTATACATACCTGAACCACAAGAGGAATACAGTTCCGAGAACCAAAGACAGATATTAGAGTCTATTGATACAGTAAAAAACCAACTTAACTTTTCTTTTCAACAAGACTTAAAACAAGAACAAGATATATTTAACTACTTTATGTCATGACAATACAATATAAAAGCGCTACATTTGATTTAACATCTACTAATGCAACAACAGTGTTGTCTATATCAACATCAGCTATTGCTATTGTTAGAACTGTACAAGCGGTCCATGATACAGCAAGCAATGTTAATGCACATTTAATTTTAAAAAAATCAGGTGGATCAGATGTTAAAATAGCTTATAAAGAAATTAATAAAGATACAGAAAGCATGTTGACAGGACCATTAAACTTAGAAGCAGGAGATGCTATAAAGATGCAGGCAGGAACTGCAAATGAAATAACAGGTTCTGTTAGTTATGCTTTAATAGATAGATCGCAGGAGAACGGCTAGTGTCTGACGATTTACTTAAAATACATTGTACAACTACAGTTGTTATAAGAAACACTAAAACAAAACGTGTTTATGCAACTAAAGAAGAGAAAGACTTAGATGTTGCTGATCCTAATACAGATACAACTATTAACGACATTGCAGAAGATGTTACTGTAGAAGTATCCCCAAAAGGATTAGAAGCTTTAAAGAAAGTAATGAATCAAAACAATGAATCAAACACCTAAAGGTGGGACGGAGTTACAATTAGAATTTTTAAAAAACCATGTAGATAAAACTCTACTTGATAAATTTTCTATTTGTACATCGATCCCTGAAAAAATACCGCTGGATAAAGATAAGATAAATATCTTATGGCAAAAGAATTCATACGATCAACCGAATCTAGCACCATGGTTCACGGACCACGGCAATCACAACAAGTATGATTGGTATGTGTTTAATAGTCATTGGACCTTTGAGAAGTTTAGAATAGCATTTGATTTACCTACAAGTAAATGTGTAGTTATAAAGAATGGTATAGAGAAGATAGAACCAACAACACCTTATGTAAAAGGTCAACCTATAAAGATTATACATCAAAACACACCTTGGAGAGGATTGAATGTTTTATTAGGTGCAATGCAGTTAGTTAAGAACCCGTTGATAAGTTTAGATGTTTATTCATCTACAGAAGTTTATGGTAAAGACTTTCATAACTCTAATCATAAATACTATGAAACACTTTACGAGCAAGCAGAAGTATTGCCTAATGTAAATTACATTGGGTACAAAACAAACGAATACATAAGAGAACATATCAAAGACTATAAGATGTATGCGTATCCTAGTATATGGGAAGAGACTTCTTGTATATCATTACTAGAATGTATGGCAGGTGGACTATATTGTATTACAACAAACTTAGGTGCATTGTTTGAAACAGGTGCAGAGTTTCCAATCTATGTACCATACTTAACCGACCGTAAACAATTAGCTAAGAACTTTGCAAATGCAATAGAAGCTGCAGCATTGACTTTAGATAACGAAGTAATACAAGATCATTTAAAGTTTCAATCAAAGTATACTAATCAATATTATAACTGGGACAAGCAAGCTATGGCCTGGACTAATTTTTTAAAAGGAGCAATCAATGCAAAACAATGAACCTATATGGTTTAACAAAGAAGAACCTAATACAATAGAGATAAGCTTAGATAACACACCTAAGTATAAGATTATGGTTTGTACACCTTGTCATAGCGATGTGTCCATGCACTATTGTCAATCAGTGTTAATGTTTCAACAACAGTGTTTAAAGAAGAATATACTAGTTAGTTTTACAATGTTAAAGTCATCACTAGTTACACAAGGTAGAAACTTATGTGTATCAGATTTCTTGAACCACGAACATAACTATGAGCATATGTTATTTATAGACTCTGATATAGACTTTGAGTTTGATACTATTATGAAGATGATAGAAGCAGACAAAGATGTTATTGCCTGTCCTTATCCTATGAAGAACTATGATGTAGATAAGGCTTGGAAAAGACTAAAAGAGACAGACATGGTTAAGACTAAAGAAGACTTACTTGCTAATGGTCTGATGTATCCAATGAAGGTAAAGGATAAGAAGAACATAAAAGTAGACAAAGGTATCATGGAAGTAACTCATGCCCCTACAGGATGTATGCTAATCAAACGACATGTACTAGAAAAGATGATTAAAAACCACCCAGAATTAGAGATATTTCAACCAACAATCATTAACGGAAAAGAAATAAAAAGGGAGAATTTTTTTAATTTATTTGATACACTACACGACATAAAAACCAAAAGATATTTTGGTGAAGACTTCGGATTCTGTCAAAGATGGAGAGATATGGACGGTAAGATACATGCTCTTGTTACTGAATACATAACCCATGTTGGGGAGTATCAATACAAGGGTCGTTTCTTTGATGAATTATTGAGTCTTAAACATATTGACGACGTAGAAAAAACCAAATAAAATACTACAATGGCCATAACAAACGC